CTTGTCGGCTGGATTGGTTTTGTGGGATTTCGTGGTCATGCTGCACGCTGGCCTTGTTCCTGATCTCGTTGATCATCTCGATGAGCTGTTCCTTCTTCATTGACTTCAGATCGACGTCATCGTCGATCACCGTGGTCAACGTGAAGTCGCCGCAGAAGTAATGGCCAGCGGCTTCTTTCCAGCCATGCTGCATTCTCCTCCAACTCGATCAGCTTGTCCAAGTAGTGCCTGGCTTTGCGCAGGTCGTCCAAGCCTCCTTTGTCACGCCATCGGCTGACGTACTTGACGATGTTGCCCTCGAAGTACCCGAGGCCGTTGGCCGCGATGTAGTCCCAGGGATGGATGGTTTTGGCCTTGTAGTGCTGGCCGCCGACCTGGGTGTCGTTTGCTGTGCTCATTTCACTTTCCCCATTTCAGGTGTCACACGATCATGCCACTTGCGATGACATGCGCGGCAAAGATAGCCAACAGGCCACCGAGCAGCTTCAGCGCCGAATAAATGCTGAGGTGCCCAGTGATGTAATTCACCTTCGTTTGCATTGCACACTTCACATTTAATTTGAATTTGTTTTCGCTCGATATATTCTGCGGTTTTAGTTTTCACATATTGCAGTGGTCCATTTTCTTGCGCATATTCTTGCGCGATTCTTTTCTTCACATATTTTCCGAATACCTCACCACACGCTGCACAGTAAATCGGATACACGGTCGCACCTGATGCGATGTTGGTGATGCCGATCTTGAGTTGGTCTGATCCGCAGGTCTTGCAGTTATCCACAGGTTGCCTCCTTCCGGGTCAATTTTCGCCACATCGTGGCTGGGACAATGGGACACACCCTATAGGTGTGTGTCCTGTCCTGTCCCAGGCTGCCGACGCCTTGTCCTCGGGACATTTGTCCCACTTTGTCCTGTCTTGTCCCATTTGTCCCACCCTACTTTTCTGCCCTGCGAACCATCAAAGTCGCCGCCGTGACGTTGTCGGAGACCACCCAGCCATGCTGGTGAGCCACGATAATCTGAGCGTTCAGCAGATTATAAATCAGTCGGCCTTTTTTGCTTTCCTGCGCATATGTTTTTGCAGTCGATTCTGTCAGTCCTTCATTTGTCGTGAGATATTCAAGCAATGCGCTGCGAGACAAATAAGGCATTTCATCTCGTTCTTCTGCGCCAGAATGCCACCACGCATTTGTAAATTTCCGAATATCTTTTTGAATCTCAGATTCTTTTTTCGGCTTTTGCTCAGGAGCATTTTCTTCGATTACAAATACTGCACCTTTAATTTCCTCGCCATCCTCGTCGATCCAGCCAAGCGGCACGATTTGCAGCTTGCCGAAGAACGGTTTCGGAGGCTCGGCGTCCTTCATCTTAGTGCAGGAAATCTCGATGCTGTCGTCGTTCTTGGTCACCAGAATCGATGCGTCGAGCGAAGCCTTCCAGGCGCTTGAGCCTCGTGCGCGCTGCTTGGACTCGGCCGCATGCCCTGTGTGGTGATTGAGGCACACGCTGGCGCTCAGTGCTCGTGCCACGATGTTGCAGGCGTTGAGCATGTTGCGGGTGTCCTTGGCGCTGTTCTCATCGCCTGACATGTGGTTGTTGACCGTGTCGATGAAGATGGCCACCGCATCGTCCTGGGTGATCTCACGCACTGCATTGATGATCTGGGCCGCAGCGGCTGGGCTGTCAATGTCGATGGCTTTGTTCGAGATCAGCAGGTTGTCCAGATTCTGGACACCGTGCGTCTTGCACCAGGCGGTCACCCGCTGGCGCAGGCCATAGTTGCCCTCACCGGCCATGTAGACCACCAGGCCAGGCTTTGTCTTGTGCTCGTGCCACTGCAGGCCGGCAGCGATGTGGCATGCCATGTCCAGCGTGATGAAGGTCTTGCCAGACCCGGACTCGCCGTAGACCATGCTGACGCCGCTGTCTGGAATCCAGCCCTTGATGATCCACCGCAACGGAGCTGGCTGCCCGAGGTAGGACGTTGCCCTGGTGAAGTAATACTCCTGCACCTCCGCCTTGGTGGCCTCCAGGATCGCCTCGGCTGCGTCGCTGCCAATGCTGGTGGACGCTGCCACGTCCGACTCCGGCTCGTATCGGCAGACCGACTTGACGATCTGGGACAGCTCGGAGGATGGTAGCGGTATCTCGCAGCGGGTCTCATTGGCAATCGACAGCGCCGCCATGATCTCGGCCTCTGTCATGCCGTAGCGCCGCATTGTGCCGCCCAGGGCCGTCAGGCCGTTGTTGCGGCTGCCCTGGATCAGACCGCCGCCTGTGTTGGCCACCTGGCGGCTCTCAGGCTTTCTCATGGCCCTGTAAGACTGTATCCAGGTCTCTGGGATGCTGAATGGGGCCACGCCATCAAATGGGTCAGACAATGCCTCCCACTCGTAGGTGCGGCCCTCGATGCTGGATGGGAAGGCCACAAAGTACCGACCATCGGCTAGGAGGTCCACGCCTTCGCACAGCTTGCACGACCTGATCTCCGGATGGTAGACGCCGATGTGGTGCTCACCACCGCCAGCGGTCATCTGCATGGCACCGTCTGGGGTCTTGCCATTGGTCTGCAGCCATGTGGCCCAAGATGAATCGCCGCCATTCCTGGGGTCCACATCAAAGACCACGATGCCGGAGCGCTCGCCGGCTGCAATGCCGATGTTGAAATCTGGGTTCTGTGCCCACCACCTGGCAATCTGCTCAAGGTTTGTGGTGGCATCCTTAACGCCATGCTGGGTGGCAGGCACCTTGCCATTGGGCACGACAGGCAGGACATGCCAGCCCCAGGATGCGTAGGTCAGTGCTGCTTCAGCCTTGGTTGTCATTGTTGCGGCTTTCCAAGTAGGTGGACAACGCCAGCAGCACCTTGTACGTCGGGTTGGCGTCCGGGTTATCCCTGACCTCTCGGATGGTGTTGTAGTGCAGGCCAGTGGCCTCCGCTACCTTGGCCGGCATCCTGTCGGACAAAGCCTTGCGAATCTGCTCTAGGGTCATCATGTTTTGGGCCTTTATAAAAAAACTTTGGTCGGGTGTTGACATGCTACATTTTTTTGTGGCACAGTGCAACCACTGCGCGAACGGAATTGGCCGAAGGCGCAGCAACCAAGAAGGAGAGCCACTCATGGCAATCAACGTGAAAACTACCGGCAGCCTTGCTGCCAACGGTGTGAAAGTCCTGGTTTATGGCCAGGCCGGCGCAGGTAAGACCTCGCTGATCAAGACCCTCCCCAGCCCCATCGTGCTGTCGGCTGAAGGCGGCCTGCTGTCCATCCAGGACGCAGACCTGCCCTTCATCGAGATCAGCGACATGGCCACGCTGCAGGAGGTCTACAAGTGGCTGACCGAGGCAGACGAGGCCAAGGCATTCAAGTCGGTGGCGCTCGACTCCATCAGCGAGATCGCCGAGGTGGTGCTCAACGCTGAGAAGAAGGCGACCAAAGACCCACGCCAAGCCTACGGTGCAATGCAGGAGCAGATGGCCGACATCATTCGCGCATTCCGCGACCTGCCTGGCCGCCACATCTACATGAGCGCCAAGCTGGAGAAGACGCAGGACGAGATGGGCCGGGTGCTGTATGCGCCATCGATGCCTGGCAACAAGACCGGCCAGGCACTGCCCTACTTCTTCGACGAGGTGCTGGCGCTGCGTGTCGAGAAGGACAGCGAAGGTGGCACCCAGCGCGCCCTGATGTGCGACAGCGACGGCCTCTGGCTTGCCAAGGACCGCAGCGGGAAGCTGGACATGTGGGAAGCGCCGGACCTCAATGCAGCCATTGCAAAGATCGGAGGCAAGGCATGAACGTCAATGATCGCCGGGATTACATCCTTTTCCAGCACACGATAATGATGAACACCGGCAAGCTGATCGAGAGCGTCACCGACGCCGAAGTGTTGGCCAAGATGTGGCTGGTTGCGAAGGAGAGCGAGAGCATCGCCACAGCCGACCGTCGCAAGATCGAGGACCAGATCAGGAAGATCGCCAACATCCGCGACGACACCGAAGGCACCGAGACGCTGGCGCTCGAAGGCTTCAAGGTCAAGATCGTCGGCCGCATCGACCGCAAGGTGGACGCTGACAAGGTGCAGGAGCTGGCCGCTGAGCACGGCCTGACCGATCACCTCTCCAAGCTGTTTCGCTGGAAGCCAGAGATCAATATGGCCATCTGGAAGTCCACCGACGAGGCCATCACCAGACCTCTGGCAGCAGCAATCACGGCCAAGCCTGGCCGCCCTTCTTTCACTATTGAACCCACTACCACCAAGGAGTAAATCATGGCTTTTCTCGGACAAACCTTTGATGCAA